TAATTTTGTTGGTAATTATAAGTGGTTAGGTAAGATTGGAAAAGAAGTTGGATTAAAAAGAAATGAACAAGAAGTATTTCACGTTGGAAACACAATGAATGTGTTAGTTAAAGTCAATGCATTAGCCATATACGGATTATTCTGGGAAAAAGAATTAGAGTTGATGGGTATAAAATGATTAAATTAATGGATATAGTAAAAGAGATTAGTGCTAATGGTAATCACCACTCCGCTGATGCTGGTGAACCAGATACAGGATTTTCACCTGCAGGACAATCAAGAGTATTGGGTATTGATAGTAGTAAACCAGAGCCTTGGTATGATAAGGGTGGATATGCACAATTAGACTTTCCTACCGCAGATGACCCATATGGTGGTAAGATGGATAAGAAAACATTACAAGTACAAGTGATTAAAAAAATTAAAAATACTGGTGAGAAATACGAGGGATTCCAAGATGCTGTAGGTAGTTGGGATAAGTATGGAGATAAAGATTATTCAATAGATGGGTATGAGTACGGAGAAATATAATGGCAACATTTCACATAGATGAGCCGAGAGAAATCGGAAAAAAGAAAGATAGGTTATCATCAAAAGAAAAGATGATGGTTAAGAACGATATGTTAGAAATGTTAGCACACGAGAATACTTGTGTTAATTGTGGTAATGTTATTAATGAAGATTTAAAAAAATGGTTTAAACAGAAATGGGTAAACATTGGTAAAAAGAAAAAGGGTGGTGGACATCCCCCTTGTGGAACAAGTGGTAAGAAGAGAGGATACGCTAAATGTGTTCCTAAATCTAAAGCCAATAATATGAGTAAGAAAGATAAGGAGAGTGCTACTCGTAGAAAACGAAGTGCACAAAACAAAGCCAATCGCGGTGGAACTGATTCCACAAGAGGTGGTGGTAAAAAACCAATTAGAGTAAAAACAAAAGTGGAGAACATAATGAGGTTAGAAGAATTAGTAGGAAAGAGACTTACAGAAGCTCAATTTGATGAGGCTGCAGGAGAAAAAGATGCGTGTTACCATAAAGTAAAATCTCGTTATGATGTCTGGCCTTCAGCATATGCAAGTGGTGCTTTAGTTAAATGTAGAAAAGTTGGTGCAAAGAATTGGGGTAATAAATCTAAAAATGAATCCGTAAATGAAGTTAAACTACACGAAATCAATATGGCCATGGAAAAGTTTACAGATAACTTACTTGATGCACTAAGCGGACAATCGGCGGATTTGCATTTTAGTATTAAACATAACAATAAAATAGAAAAAATGATGACGGATGTAATGGATGTAGACTTATACCATCAAGTTAAAGATAAAAAAGAAATGATTAAAGGTTTGAAAAAAGTAAAATCAAATGTTGCTAAAATAAAGTCATTGCACAAATCTATTTTTGATAAAGTATTATCGGATATTGATAAGACATACAAAACTTTTGAGACAACTATTCAAAAAAGAATACAAATTTCCGAATCTAAGAAAGAAAATATAAAAGAAACTAAGGTTTGGAGTTTAGATGAAAAGTGTTGGAGAGGATATGAGAAGAAAGGTAATAAAAAGATGTTTGGTAAAACATATCCCAATTGTGTAAAGAAAGAGGGTGTTCAGACTAATGTTTGGTTAGGTGAAACCGAACTCTATTACGAATCCAATACAGGTGAAACTGGTGGATACACATTTGAATTTATTGATAATAAAAAGTTACAAGAAGCAGAATATCAAGGAAGAAAAGTAAAACTTGGTAAGATTATGCAAGGTGATGTTAAAAAGTTTAAAGTATATGTTAACAACCCAAAGGGTAATGTGGTTAAGGTAAACTTTGGTCAAGGTGGAGATGCAAAGGGTGGAACTATGAGAATTAGAAAATCTAATCCATCAGCTCGTAAATCTTTTAGGGCAAGACATAATTGTGATAATCCAGGCCCAAAACATAAAGCAAGATATTGGTCTTGCCGTAAGTGGTAAAAAAATGAATAAACTTACAGAATGGTTAACTAAACCACTTATCAAAGAAATAGAACTACCAGTTAAAGTTGGTGATGTTGTCTTGATGGGTAGATTTAAGAACAAGAAGGTAGTTGTTAAGTCAATTACCTATAATGAAAAGGGTGATTTACTTATCAATAAAAGACCTGCGTTAAAATTTAGACTTGCAAAACAAGATGGTAAAAAATTATTACCGATAAAAACTACCGATAAAGGTTCTACCAACCCAGACCCCGACATGCGAGGTGCAGAGTTTAAAGGTATTAGAGCTAATAAAAAAGAAAATGTAAACGAGAATAAAAAAGAATTTGTAATTTGGGGCATCCCACCAAAAAAGAGTTCAGAAGAAATATTATATACAAAAGCTAAATCTAACTCTGAAGCTAAAAAGGTATTAAAAATTTTAGTATCAAAACACGGAGTTAAAAAAGGTAGAATACAAGTTTTAGATTTAGAACAAGACCCATCAAAGTTTTGGAAATCTGATAATATATTTGAGGGAACGTCAAAGATTAAAAAAGTAATAGGTATTTATGGTGGAAGATTTCAACCATATGGTCCACATCATCACAAAACATTTAAATGGTTACAATCTAAAGTTGATGATGCATATATCACTACATCTGATATAAAGAAACCACCAAGACACCCAATGAACTTTCAAGAGAAAGCAAGACATATGGCAAAGATGGGTGTACCAAAAAATAAAATTAGAAAAGAAAAAATACCTTTAGTTTCAAAAGAGTTACTTAAAAAGTTTGACCCAAAAACTACCGCAGTTGTTTATATCTTTGGAGCAAAAGATGCTGGTAGATTAAGTGGTGGTAAGAAGAAAGATGGTTCACCAGGTTACTTCCAAGATTATAAAAAGAATATACGAAACATAAAAGGTCACGAAGAACACGGATACTTTTTAGTTGCACCGCATGTAAGTATGAAAGTTGGTAGTAACGAAGTATCAGGTACTACTATGAGAAATATATTAGGTTCACCTAAGATTAAAGATGAGGATAGACCTAAAGTATTTAAAAAGTTATTTGGATACTACGATAAGGGTTTATATAATATGATGACTAACAAATTCAAAAAGTTATTTGAGTTTTATAATCAATCATCAGTAAAAAATATATTAAAAGAAGTAAGTGCATTGGGAAATCATTTTGATGCAAAGATTTTTGATGATGAGGGATTGTATGATTTCTTTAATTCATTTTCGGATTATAAACGAGTATCCCCTAAACACGCAGAAATAATGGGGTGGGAAGTACTTAATGATATCATTGGTAAGAATGCAAAAGACCCTGGTTTTGATTTTAGTACATCTACTATAGATAGAGTATCCACCACTACATATGGTAGAACAATAAATCAAGATACATCTAATACGGATAGTGTAGCTAATCCATTTCCTAAATATAAAAAACATATGAAAAAAATTGTTGATAAGATGGGGTGGGAAATTGTAAAGTTCTTTGGTGATAATAAACATAATAAGATGGCAGATTCACCAACACATGATATGGGAACTGCAACGGCAGGTAAGGGTAATTCGCCTAAACCAGCACCTACTAAAAAATTAAAAGATTTTCACGAAATAATTGATATAACAGAATACACAAAGGAGTTATTACTTATGGGAGGAGCATATGGACATATGGCACATCCGTTTGATGATAATAATCTTACATTTTCAGACTTGAAACAGATAGTTATTAATGGTATAGGGGGAAAGTTAGATAGAGAAGATGGGGTTACAGAAAAACTTGATGGGCAGAATTTAATGGTAAGTTGGATTGATGGGAAGTTAAGGGCAGCTCGTAATAAAGGACATATAAAAAACTTTGGTAAAACTGCACCAACCACAAGTGGAATAAAATCTATGTTTAGTGGTAGAGGTGAGATTGAAAAAGCTTTTGTAGGTGCCATGACAGATTTAGAAAAATCTATTGGTAGTTTGAGTGATAAACAAAAAGATAAAGTATTCGGTAATGGTAAAAAATGGATGAATTTAGAGGTTATGTATCCCGCAACTGCAAATGTAATAGATTACGATGTTGCAGAAATTGTATTTCACGGAACATTAGAATATGATGAAAGTGGAAAACCAATTGGACAACCAAAAGATAGTGCTAGAATGTTAGCAGGTATGATTAAACAAATGAATCAACATATACAAAAGATGTTTAAGATTGGGAAACCAAACTTTTTGACTGTACCCAAACATCAAGACTTTAATAAATTGAAGAGTAAGTATTTAGGACAATTAAAAAAACTACAATCTCAATATGGGTTAAAAGATAAAGATACATTGGGTGAATACCACGAGGCATATTGGAGAGAGTATATTTTTAACGCATCAAAACAATTTAAGGTTAATTTAAAACCAAATCAGTTTATTAAGTTAGTAAGAAGATGGGCATTTTTTGATAAGAGTTATAAGATAGCAGAAATTAAAAAAGATTATAAAGACAATCCTAAATTTATGGATTGGATATTATCAACAGATAAACAAGACCATAAGAAAATTTTTAAGGATAATATTAAACCATTCGAAGTATTATTCTTTTCAGTTGGTGCAGAGATATTAAAAAATATTCAAGGATATATTGCTGTATCACCTAAGAAATCAGTACAGAAGATTCGTAAAGAAATGTTAAGTGCATTAAAGGATTTACAGAGTGGCGGTAACGTAGAAAAGTTAAAGAAGTTAAAAATACAAATTGAGAAACTACAAGCAATTGGTGGGTTGGATTCAGTTGTACCAAGTGAGGGTATAGTGTTTAAGTATAAAGGAAACATATATAAGTTCACAGGTGCATTTGCTCCAATCAATCAGATACTTGGTAGTATAAAATTTGGATAGGAGTTATAATGGCAAATTATAGTAAAGATATGGATAGACAAAACAAAGCCTTAAAGGATTTGATGTCTGGTAAAGAATATGAAAAAGATTATGTACAAGTAGGATATGATGGTAAGGCTCAAAAAAATAAAGGTGGAGAAACCAGAAAATCAGAATTAAGTGATATTATGGCAGAAATTAGAATGCCTTGGTTTTGTCCCGAGTGTAAGAAAGCAATGAAGAAAAAACTTGACGATAAGTTTTGGAGAACTAAAGGACATTGTTTTGATTGTCAGATTGAGTTTGAAAATAAACTACGATTATCGGGGAAGTTTGAGCATTATGCACGAACACTTGAATTGGAGAATAGAAAATCATATGTAAGAGATATGAAACAATCACTTGTAGAATATGAACAGACTGAGGGTAAAGCAGAGTTTTTTAATTCAGTTGGAGTTCAAGATGTTGAACTCGAAAGTGAAAAATGGGACATGGGTAAAGAGAAATTTGGTGCCATAGTTCAAGATGCAAAAGATTATATAGATAAATTAGAGGAGGCTATAGATGAGGAATCAAAGGAGATTGCTGCTGCCAGAAAATCTAATAATTGAAATAATGGGTATGGTTGCTCAGTTGGGTAATGTTGCTGCAGATTATCATAAAAAGATTAATAGTGATGATACAGAAAATGTAACAAAAGTGTACCAACGCATTATAGAAAGACTTATGGATTTGACTGAGTATGATGAATCTCAGCAAATATCATTTGAACAAATGCTTTACGATAGTGGAGTTAAATTACCTGAAGGAGATAACAATGGGAATCATTGAAACGATAATGAATTTATTTTTTGGTGGAAAGAAAAAAGAAGAAATCAAAAAGTTAGATAAGGCAATAGAAGTAAAAAATGAAGAAGTAACTAAACTTGAAGAAGAAGTAGTGAAACTTGAAAAGAAGAAAAAAGTCAACAAGAAAGAAGTTGGTAACCTTAAACGAAAAGTAACTAATACTAAAAAACAAATAAAAAAAGCTAAAGAAGCATCAGATGTACAAGATGTTGATGAAGCCTTAAAATATTTGAAGAAATTTAGTAAGTAGTATATTTATATATATGAGATATTTTATATACATAGTATTTTTGTTTAGTGTTCTTCTTGGTCAAACTGAAGAAACCATAACATTGCCTAAGGCAGATGTGATTGAATGGGCAAATAGACTACAAGGGTTTGAAAAAGCCGATAGTTTATCCCAAATTGCTATATCTGATTTAGAAAGTGTAGTATTGAAGTTAGAAGAGAATGCATATATGGATTCTTTGATAATAGAAAAACGACAATTACAGATGCTGTTACTTAAAGAAACAAACGAACTTTATAAAGATAAAGTGAAACTTGTGAAACCTAAGTGGCATGAGAATAAGTGGTTATGGTTTGTATATGGTGTAAGTGCTACGGCAGTTTCAGTTAACCTTGCAGGACAGATAACAAAATAATGGCCGAACAATTAAAAGATGTGATTAAACAGGAGTACATTAAGTGTGCACAAGACCCTGTCTATTTTTTGATGAAGTATTGTATGATACAACATCCAATCAAAGGGAAAATTCCATTTGCATTGTATGATTTTCAACAAAAAACAGTCAAGCAGTTTGTGGATAATAGGTTTAACGTAATTTTAAAAGCTCGTCAGTTAGGTATCAGTACATTAACTGCTGGATACTCTTTGTGGATGATGACATTTTTTCAAGATAAGAATATATTAGTGATTGCAACTAAACAAGATACTGCTAAAAACCTTGTCACGAAGGTTCGTGTTATGCATGCAAACTTACCTACATGGTTGAAACAAAGATGTACTGAGGATAACAAATTGAACCTTAGATACACCAATGGTTCACAGATAAAGGCAAGTGCAAGTGGACCAGAAGCAGCTCGTTCCGAAGCTCTATCATTATTGATATTGGACGAGGCAGCATTTATCGATAAGATAGATGATATATGGACTGCATCACAACAAACATTGACAACTGGTGGTAGTTGTATTGCTCTTTCTACACCAAATGGTGTTGGTAATTGGTTTCATAGAACGTGGGTAGATGCAGAAGAAGGTAGGGGAGTGTTTAGTGATATCAAACTTCATTGGAGTGTACATCCAGATAGACATCAAGAATGGAGAGATGAACAAGATACCTTATTAGGAATACAAGGTGCAGCACAAGAGTGTGATTGTGATTTTATTACTTCAGGTACTTCAGTAATTGATGGTGTATTGTTGGAGAATATGAAAAAAAATGTATGTCAAGACCCCGTTGAAAAAAGAGGAATGGATGGTAACTTGTGGATATGGCAACCACCAAACTATACGAGAGATTATATCGTATGTGCTGATGTTGGTAGAGGTGATGGAAAAGATTATAGTGCGTTCCATGTCATTGATGTGGAGAGTGTAGAACAAGTTGCTGAATATAAAGGTAGGTTAAGTACAAAAGATTTTGGTAATATGTTAGTGAGTATTTCAACAGAATATAATGATGCTTTACTAATTATAGAAAACAATAACATTGGTTGGGCAACAATCCAACAAGTAATAGATAGGGATTATGATAACCTATTCTATACAAGTAAAGATTTAAAATATATCGATATTGCACATCAAATGACAAATCGATTTAGGAGTGAAGAAAAGAATATGGTGGCTGGATTTAGTACCACTATGAGAACTCGACCTTTGATTATTGCAAAGTTAGAGGAATATTTTAGGAATGAAGAAGTACAAGTTCGTTCAAACAGATTGATAGATGAATTGTTTACATTTATTTATCACAATAACCGAGCAGAAGCTATGTCAGGATATAATGATGACTTAGTAATGTCTTTTGCTATAGGTTTATGGGTTCGTGATACAGCATTAAGATTACGACAAGAAGGCGTAGAATTAACTAAGAAATCCCTTAATCGTATGTTAGATACGGATGGGCTTTATACACCCAACGAAAATAAAAATGATAGTTGGGAAATGGAAATTGGTAACAAAGAGAAGGAGTCATTAGAGTGGCTCTTATAAGCGAGGTAAAAAATGGCTGATAAAACATTATTTGGAAGATTAAGACGATTATTTAGTACGAATGTAATCGTGAGAAACGTAGGCGGTAAAAAACTAAAAGTTGCCGATACAGACCAAATACAACGACAAATGAAATCACATCTTGTAGATAGATATTCTAAAGTACATAGTGGATTACAACTAAATAATACTGGATATTCTAATTATGCACAATTACAGGCTGCAAGGACTGGATTATTTACAGAGTATGAATCTATGGAATCGGATTCAATCATATCATCTGCACTGGATATCTATTCAGACGAATCAACAATGAAAAATCCATATGGAGAAGTGTTGGAAGTTCAGAGTGATGATGAAAACATTAAAGAAATTCTACATAATCTATTCTATGATATAATGAATATTGAATTTAACTTATGGCCTTGGGTTAGAAACCTAACTAAGTATGGTGATTTCTTTTTATATTTAGATGTACAAGATAAGTACGGAATTACAAATGTTGTTCCATTATCCCCATATGAATTGATACGTTCAGAAGGCGAAGACCCAGAGAATCCATATTATACTAAATTTTATTTAGAAGCAATGGAAGCTGCACATCCATATTTTGCAAAAAAATCAAACGGAACAAGAATAGAATTTGAAAACTTTCAAGTTGCTCACTTTAGATTAGCTAATGATAGTAATCTATTACCATATGGTAAATCAATGTTAGAAGGAGCTCGTAAGACTTGGAAACAGATTACATTGATGGAAGATGCTATGTTAATTCATAGAATTATGAGAGCACCTGAAAAGAGAGTTTTCAAAATTGATATAGGTAACATTCCACCAAATGAAGTGGATAACTATATGCAAAAGATAGTCAATAAGATGAAGAAAACACCATTTATTGATGAGAATACTGGTGATTATAATTTAAAATTTAATATACAAAATTTAACCGAGGATTTCTTCTTACCCGTGCGGGGTGGAGATAGTGGAACACAGATAGAATCCACACCTGGGATGACATATGAAACAACCGAAGATATTGAATATCTAAAGAATCGTATGTTAGCAGCATTACACGTACCAAAAGCATTTCTTGGATATGAGGAATCACTTGGAAGTAAAGCAACATTGGCTGCAGAAGATGTAAGGTTTGCAAGAACGATTGAAAGAATACAAAGAATCGTAGTTAGTGAATTAACAAAGATTGCGGTTGTACATTTATATTCACAAGGATATACAGATGCACAATTGGTAAACTTTGAGTTGAATTTAACCAACCCATCTACAATATATGAACAAGAAAAGATAGAACTATGGAGTAACAAAGTTAATCTTGCTCGTGATATGAAAGATAACGCGTTATTACCAAGTGATTGGGTTTATAAAAATGTATTTAATTTCTCAGATGACCAAATAAAAGGCCTTGAAAAAGGATTGGTTCAAGACCAAAAAGAGAAGTTCAGATACTCACAAATTGAAAATGAAGGTAATGACCCACAAGAAAGTGGGGAATCAGTTGGTACACCAAGTGATATGGCAACTGCTGCACCAGATGAGGGTGGGGATAATGAAACTCCTGCAGGTTCAGTCTGGGACCAAGAAGAAGTTGCTGATGGCGTGGGTAGACCAAAAGAAGTTCCAAGTTACGGAAAAGATGGGAGTGCTCGTGATAGAGACCCAATTGGTAAACATGGTAAACGTATGGCTTTAGCTCATTATGATGCCCTAAAAAAATCATTTGGAGATAAAGATAAGGAATTGCTTAGGGAAACCACCGAAAGTGAAGAATTAAATAAAGAATATAAAGAATTTACGGATAAGAAATAACGAATTATTTGAAGTTTTTATATTTATATATGGTACGAATATTTAACAATGGAGTGTATTGATGTCAAGCAATAGAAAGCATAATAAAATAAAAAATACAGGTCTTTTATTCGAACTTTTAACGAGGCAGATAACTGTCGACGTATTAAATAGTTCAGATGATTCATCTGCAATAAAAATTCTTAAAGAGTTTTTCAGCCCAAAAACAGAATTGGGTAAAGAATATGAACTTTATAAGATACTTTTAGAAAAGAAGTATTCTAAAAGTGAGCAAGCTAATATATTAATAGAAGCTGTAACTAAAAATCGAAGAAAATTATCTAATCGTAGATTAAAAAATGAGAAGTATAATCTAATTAAAACGATTAAAGAAAATTATTCAGTAGTTGATTTTTTCAACACAAAAATACCGAATTATAAAATCTTGGCATCCATTTATAATGTATTTGAATCGGAATCGGCTAAACTCGATATTACACCAGTTGAGGAAACTGATAGTAAAGTAACTATCATTGAGACAGTATGTACTACTCCAACAAAAAAATCTATTAAGAAACATCTTATGGAATCCCAAGAAGAAGATTTACGTTTACTTACTTATCAATTATTAGTTGATAAATTTAACAAAAAATACAGCACTCTAAATGAACATCAAAAGAATCTATTGAGAGAATACATAAACAACCTTTCCAATACTAATTCATTAAGGGAGTTCATTGATACTGAAGTTATAAAAGTTAAGAGAATCTTAAAAGCTCACTTAAATAAAGTGAATGATAAGATAACTAAAATAAAACTAAATGAAGCAATAACACATACAGAAACTTCTACTACTGGTAAGTTTGTAAAAGATTCGCATGTAGTTTCATTGATGAGGTATTACGAACTTATTAAGGAGTTAGATAATGTCCACAAAATTAAATAGAAAAACATTAAGAGAACTTCTTCGTACATTAATTATGAAAGAGTTGGAAGAAGCATCTACGACTGTAACTGCAGGTGGTTCAACTGGTAATGGTATTCACTATGATATACCATCTGCCTTTGATAAAAAGACTAAATCAGGCCACAAAGACCCAGAAGAAGCAGGATATAAAAAAGTAACTGAAGGTCTAACTGAAGGTCAAAAAAGAGATTATCATAATGCATACATAAAGTATTATAGAGCATATCAAGCTTTTGCAGGAGAAACTATGGACTTAGGTAAAACTATTTCTAAATTTAGTGGCGATAAAACAGATGAAAAACTTATTATAAAGAATTTTAAAAAATATGTCATTCCCTTTGCTGGTTTAATGAATAGTTGGGATAAAGGACAACAAAAGAATCCAGGGTTAAATGAAGGTCATTATACACAATATCGTAATGATAATACTTTAACGGCTAAACAAAAAATTGGTATATCAATGAGAGAGGTTAGGGATAAACTAACTGAATTAAGTAAACTTATTGATATGAATGTTAAATTAAAAAATGAGTTAAGTGTAGATTCAAAGTCATATTGGAAGAACACACACAAAGCAATGAGTAAAATTTCAGAGAGATTAGTCAAACTCGCTAACAAAGTAGGGAAACTACAATGAAACAAAACGACAAATATTTAAAAGAATCAATAGATGTACTGAATAGAGAATTTGGTTCACCATTAGTTACTCTTGAAGATACAATGAAAGCTCACAAATTAAAAAAAGAAGGTGGGCCAGGAAGTGGACGACCAACCAAAGATGGTTCAGCAAAAGATATCGAAAAGAAAGCTATGAAAGCTGCTGATGATGCAAACGCTAAAATGGACAGAGATGAAAAAGAAATGGAACGAAAAGCTAAAGAACAGGCGTTCAAAGATATGGAAAACGAATCTATAACAGAAGGCCCAGATGATGTAAGGTTTGCAAGAAATGTATTAGCAAAGATTGCTAAAACGGAAACAAAATTTAGAAAGCAAATGTATGAATTAGAACAAGCATTTCTACAAGACCCACGTGATGAAAATAAAAAATTGGCTAAAGAAATAAAGAGGTCATATAAAAGTGGGGTAACCAAGTTTATGAGAGATTCGATAGACATGATTAAAAGGATGAAATAAGATGAGAAGTTTAATTGTAGATTATATACCATTTGAGATATCAACAACCCAAATTAATGAATCCATTAAGGAGAATGATGGTAAGTTGGTAGTTAAAGGTGTTTTACAGAGAGCAGATGCAAAGAATCAAAATGGGAGAGTATATCCAATGGAGATTCTAACAAGAGAAGCACAGAATTATAATGATGGATTTATTAAACAGAAAAGAGCATTGGGTGAGTTAGACCATCCAGATTCATCAGTAGTGAATTTACAGAATGTATCACACAATATTACTGAAATGCATTTTGAGGGTGATAGTTTATTGGGGACAGTAGAAATTTTAACTACACCGAGTGGAAATATTTTAAGAGAATTATTTAAGAATGGTATTAAGTTAGGTATCAGTTCTCGTGGAATGGGGTCAGTTGAGACGGTACAAGAAGCAGATGGTAAATCACCAGTAATGAAAGTTGGACAAGACTTTGAATTGATTGCATTTGATTTCGTATCAAACCCATCAACACATGGTGCGTTTTTACATCCAGTCAATGAGGGTGTATCACAACCACTAACACAAGGTAGAACTTGTGGTACTTATTGTAAAGCAGAAGATATCATTAATAAGATTATAAGAGGAGAGTAAGATGCCTGGATTAGAAGAAATGCCAATACCAAATAATGGTAAAATAACACCACCAACTCATACGGAATTAGCAGATGGTGCAGATGCGGTAACACCACAGACTGGTAAAAAGGGATTGGATACATTTGCAATACCAGATACTGGTAAAGCTAATACAACATTTGGAGATGGAACTGCAGGTTCTAATCCAAATCCAATTGGCGGCTAATGCCTTCCAAATCAAAAGCCCAACAAAAATTTATGGGGATAGTTCACGCGTTTAATAAGGGTGAACTAAAAGGTTCAGAGGTTAGTAAACAAGTAAAAAAAATTATTAAAACAGTACGGAGGAGTAATTATTATGAAAATAACTAAATTACAATTACGAGAAATGATTAGAGAAGAAATTCAGAAGTTGAATGAAAGTTCATTGGACTATGAACAGGATTTCAAATGGGCTAATGAAAACGAATTAAAAGTAATTTCTAAACTTATTTGGATGAATCCACAAGGTATAGCTGGTGTTATTAAAATGGGAAAGAAAAAACCAGCAGAATTTAAAAAATTAATAAAACAAATGGCTAAAAAGGGATTGGGTGAATCTATAAATGAAGCAGTTCGTGTTCTGGCTATAAAAGAGGGTGTAAAAACATCCAAAGCTTTTAATAATTTTCAGAAATCTCGTAGTAGTTTCTTAGAGAGATGGGGTAAACTCAAAAAACAATTAAATACTATAAAAACAGAATCCCCAAATAATGAATATTTGAGGTTAGAAAAACAATTATATAAATTTGAAACTGCATTCATAGAACACTCGGCTAAGATTATGAGTTCTGTTTCAAAGATATCCAAGAGTAATCTAACCGAATCCGTAAATGAAGCAAAATATAAAGGATATGATTGGAAAAGACAAAATCGTAAAGATGGCCATCCACTTATCGTACCTGCATTACAAAAAACTTTTGCAAATATGAAAGACTTAAAAAAATATATTGATAAACATGGAACAATGGAATCCGTAAATGAAAAAATTTCAAAAGAAGAATGGGCACAAT